GACACCTGCAAGACAGTGCTGGCCCACGAGATCATGCACTGCGTACTCGACCACATCAATCGTCGTGGCTCACGCGATCCACGCGGGTGGAACATTGCCGGCGACTACGCGATCAACCAGATTCTGCTGGACGCCGGGTTCACACCTGGCCCGAACTGGCTGCTCGACCCACAGTACAAGGGCATGTCCGCTGACCACATCTACGACCTGCTGCCCAAGGGATCGAAGGACGGTTCGGGCGAAGGCCCTGACCCGCTGTGCGACATCCGTCAATCTGCTACTTCGCAGAGCGAGGTGCACGAGCAGGAGATCGAGTGGAAGATCGCTGTGTCTCAAGCCGCTGCGTCCGCCGAAAAAGCAGGGAAGATGCCCGGTGCTCTGAAGCGCCTGGTTGACGAGGTCATGACACCGAAGGTGCCATGGCGCGAAGTCCTCCAGCGGTTCATCAGCCAGATCGCCAAGGACGACTACTCATGGACCCGGCCAAACCGCCGCATGCTGGCTCACGGCCTGCTGCTGCCTGGCCTGTACTCCGAACGCATGGGGCCGATCGACGTCGTTATTGACACGTCAGGGTCCATCGACGGCCCGACCCTCAACGCGTTCGCCGCTGAGATTCGTGCCATCGCCAGCTCGGCCCGCCCCGAGAAGATCAGGGTGATCTACTGCGACTCGCACATCAACCACATCGACGAGTTCGAGCCCAACGACGAGCTCGTCATCGAGCCTCATGGCGGTGGTGGTACGGACTTCCGGCCAATCTTTGACAAGAACGTAACCGACGGCTACGCCCCGGCTGCGCTCGTTTATTTGACTGATCTCTATGGCCCTCAGCCTGCTGACGCACCTGACTATCCCGTGCTGTGGTGCTGCACGACAGACCTGGTCGGCTCATTCGGCGAGACAGTGAAACTGGAACTGTGAGATGTACATACGACCGCACAAAAAGACCCTCGAAGTCTTCGAGGGCAGACTCCTTCTTGAATCGTCGTACGACAGCGCCCAAATTCTCATCGGCGGCGACGTCATCACGACATTCCATGGCAGAGAAGCCTGCCGTCAGCATCCCGACGACACCATGTTGTTCACAGTCCCCAAATGGCGCGGCCTGCGGTGGATCAGACATTTCGGTGGTGACCTTGGCGTGTGGGGCACGAAGCGCAAGCCATGGCGCGGTGGTGTCGAGGAGCACTTTGTTTTGCAGAGAGCCTACGACAACCTCATCACAGCGAAGCATGTTTGCGCCCAAATCAAGAAGGACACTTCTCTGTTGTATGACCGCTGGGACCTCGACAAAATCTACGTCCCCGACAGTTCGGTACCTCGGCGGCGCACGCTTACAGACGTAGGTGAACGACAGGTCGAAGATGCGATCGAGAAGCTCGCCAACGATCTGACAGATGCTTCAGTCGTCGACGCGCTGAAGGGTACTCCGCGTAAGGCAGGGCACTACAGCATCATGTATGAGTACGGGTTCACAAGACTTTTCGAAGCCCGTTCGTTCGAGTACGTCAAAGAAGAGACCATCGACCAGGTCATCAAGGCCGCGAAGAAACGTAAGTATTGGATCGCCGACAAGATCGACGCGGAGTGCGAGTATTCGAAGCTCTAAGTTAGAATCGGCGTCCACGCAAGGACAAAGACATGGCAACAAAACCGATCAGCTGGTCATTCAGCAAGGCCGGTGACTTCGAGCGATGCAAGCTGGCATACAAGCTCAAGCACCTGGACCGTACCCCCGAACCAGTACGCGAATTGAAACCCGGCCAGACCGAACACGCCAATGATCGCGGCTCGCGCATCCACGATGCGTGCGAGCAGTACGTTGATGGCCGCGTCGACGTCCTTACGCCCGAGGCCGACAAACACTTCGGCCCACAGATCGACCTCCTGCGTGTCCTGTACGCCGACGGGCTGGTCAGCCTGGAAGGCGAATGGGGCATGAACCAGGACTGGGAGCCGACCGACTGGAAGAAAGCCTGGCTCCGACTGAAGCTCGACGTGTGCGTGTTCGTTCACCCGACGCACGCGATCGTCATTGACTACAAGACCGGGCGCAAGTTCGGTAACGAGGTCAAACATGCGCAGCAGCTCCAGCTGTACCAGCTGGTGACGTTCCTCCGCTACCCCCAGTTGGAGCACGTGACTGCCGAGCTCTGGTACCTGGATCAGCCGGACCACAACGTGACGAGCCAGACCTTCACGCGCAAGCAGGGTCTGCAGTTCCGTCGAGGGTTCGACAAGAAAGGGGTGGACATCGTGAACGCCGATACCTTTCCGGCGAACCCGAACAAATTCTCGTGCCAGTGGTGCGGCTACCACCAGGACCGTGGTGGGCAGTGCCAAGTAGGCTTTACTCCGCCGCGGTGACCAGGCGGGACTCAGGAGAGGTAGTGGGTGAGTCCTAAGCCTCTCTTGCCTCGGCGCTCTCACCAAGTCTGAGCGTCAGGGGTCTCGAAGACCCTGCCCCGGCCAGGGAACTCACACGCCGGGACCTTCAAATCGCGAGCTTCACAGCCATGACCACAGCACATTACAAGCCCGGCGGCAGCAGCAAAGCTCGTCGCCGGCGCATCAAAGCCCTGGAAGAAGTCTGGGGCGAGTTCGTTGACCACTGGATCACAGTCGCGTTGTTCCGCAATTGCGACTACGTTCGGCTCGAAATCGCGCCCCGTGGCCCACTCACGATAGAGATAGCTGAGTTCGTAATGGTGGGAACAAACTACCTATTTTACCTAATGGAACGACTCCATGAACATGGCGACCAAAACATTAAAACCTTTCAAGCATCAACAAAAATCGTTGGTACACGCTTTGGCTCAACCCTGTGTGTACGACTGCAGCGACCCGGGGACGGGCAAGACAGCGGTGGCGATCTGGGCGTTCGAGAAGCGCCTGAAGAAAAAGCAGGCGAAGAAGGCCCTGGTCCTGGCTCCCAAGTCTCTGCTGCGGTCAGTATGGGCAAACGACATCAAGAAGTTCGCGCCTTCGTTGAAGGTATCCGTGTCTACAGCAGGCAAACATGAGACAGCGTTCGCAGCCGAGGCTGACGTTTACGTGACGAACATCGACGCAGTGAAGTGGCTGGCCCAACAGCCGAAGAGCTTCTTCAGGGATTTCAACGAGCTCATCATCGACGAATCGACAGCCTACAAGCACGGCACGTCTGCCCGCAGCAAGGCAGCGGCCAAGATCGCCAAGTTCTTCAAGTTTCGCCGCGCTATGACCGGCACGCCCAACGGTAACTCGATCACCGACGTGTGGCATCAGGTGAAGATTCTGGACGATGGCAAGCGCCTCGGCCCATCGTTCTTCGCCTTCCGCAGCGCCGTGTGCACACCGATCCAGAAAGGGCCCAACGCCAACGCGTTGGAGTGGGTGGACAAGGACGGTGCTGAAGAGGCTGTGTTCGGCATGCTGAGCGACATCGTCGTGCGCCACAAGTTCGAGGACTGTGTCGACATCCCTGAGCAGCACCAGTACACGGTGAGCTACCAGATGACGCCACAGCAAACCAAGGCATACCAGGACATGCGCGACCATGCCATCGCTGAGGTGTATGGATCGGTCGAGGCATACGCCATCGCCACACTGAAAGGCACCAAGCCGAAGCCTCTGACTCACGTCACTGCTATCAACGCAGCGGCCGTGGCCACGAAGCTGCTGCAGATTGCCTCCGGTGCGGTCTACCAGACTGGGGACAAGTACCACCTCATCGACGATGCGCGGTACGAGCTGATCATGGACCTGGCCGAGGCCCGCAAGCACGCGCTGGTGTTCTTCTTCTGGAACCACCAGAAAGACCTCCTGGCCAAGACCGCTGAGAAGCGCGGCATGACGTTCGCGATCATCGACGGTACCGTGCCCGAGCACGAGCGCAACAACATCGTGACGCGGTACCAGCAGGGCCAGTACGACGTGCTGTTCGCGCACCCAAGGTCTGCTGCCCACGGTCTGACACTGACCAAAGGCACGGCCACGATCTGGGCGTCGCCGACGTACGACCTGGAGATTTTCAAACAGGGTTCGCGGCGGCAGTACCGGATGGGCCAGAAGCTGAAGACCGAGAACATTGTGGTCGTGGCGGAAGACACGATCGACGAGAAGGCTTACAGCTCGATGCTGGTGAAGGACGCCCGCATGACGAACCTGCTCGACTTGTTCTCGACACTCTAAGAAAGACTGACATGAAGATTACAGACCTGCGCACTGGTCGCATTTACGAAGGCGAGCACGTCGACACGATCCCTGGCGGTAGCCAGGCTACTGATGAGCAGCTCGATAAGTACCTGGGCATCGGTCCGTCGGACAAGCAGTACCCGTACATCAAACGCGCCACCAAACACAAACGGATGGTGCTGCTGAGCGAGCAGGGCAAGTATTTTGTCCTTGCTGTTGATGAACGATTCTGGAAGGTTGAGAAATGAACCAGCAGCAGATTTTTGTCGAGTACCTCGACCACATGGGTTCCGACTTGAGCGTCGTCAATGCGGCGCGTGCCAGCTTTGGCAAGGAGAGCGAGTGGATAAACCAGCGCCACGCGGACGCGGATATGCGCCCCTACGCTGGGCAAATCTGGCAGACACAAGGCAACGGGCATGTGTCCCTCAAGCCCGCCGATGCCAACCTGATCCGCTTCCTGGCGACCGGCTACCGTACGTCGGAGTGGGCTGACTTCCTTGACGAGATCGTCGGGGTGTGCCGTTCCGGTCTGGACGTCAATGACCTCGACAAAACCAAGGCCCAGTTGACCACCCTGCTGCACGCCTATAAGCGCAAGGCCCAGCACTGGGCACCGTTCGCACACCCTCATGTGCAGATTCGCGTCAGCATGCCCATCTTCTTGGCACGCCAGTTCGTCAAGCATCAAGTTGGCGGCGTGTGGTCCGAAGAGTCACGCCGGTACATATCGAACGAGCCAGGCGTGTGGTTCCCCGCCGAGTGGCACACCCGGCCTGCCGATGTGAAGCAAGGCAGCGGCACGGCGCACCCCAACCAGCAGTTCATTACAGACACCGCCCACGCCGCTACCGCCTCCGCGCTTCATGCGTACAGCGACATGCTCAGAGCCGGTGTTGCGCCAGAAGAAGCACGCACGATCCTTCCGCTGAACATGATGACCACCGTCGTCTGGACAGGCTCCCTGCTCTTCTGGTCTCGCGTCTGTAACCAGCGCGTCGACAGCCATGCGCAGTTGGCCGCACAGGAGTTGGGCAAGCTGATCAGCGGCATCGTCGAGCCCCTGTTCCCCGTGAGCTGGAAAGAACTGACGACATGACGATCAAGACCACAGCAGACAAAGCGGCGGTGGTCGACACCGGGTACCACTGGATTCCAGTGTCCCGGGAGACGCCGCCCAGAGGCAGCATGCTGCAGCTCATGAACCGCCGGCGGGGCATCCCGGCGCGTGGCCAGTGGTCGCCAGGGTCTGAGTGGACCCATTGGGCGCCCTACCCCACGTTTGCGAAAGATGACAAGGAAGGTCTATGAAACCCAGGCGCGTCAAGGGCAACCCGGTCAGCCACGCCGTGGCTATGAACAACCTCCGGTCGGCGATCC